GCAACCATAACAACCATACCAACCTCTGGTGCGTCGCTGTAACCATCGCCATTGATGACGTATTCGGTGGCATCAGAATCCGCTTGCGCCGTCTTAATGGCAAACGAACGGAAGATGTAGCAACCCTCACCCTGCTTGTACTGAACAAGTTGTGCGGCATAGAGTTTCCCGAAGCCCTTGTTGGGGTTAAGAATAGTACCGCCAAGCAGAACGTTTCCGCGAGCCTCGCCGTTACTGTCTTTTACCCAAACAAACTTACCGCCACGAACCTTACGGGAGGTTTCAAAGAAAAATGCTAAGTTTGTTACCATAATCTTTTTTGTTATTAAATAAGTGAATTAAATCTTGATTTTGGGGATGGATTCAAGAACTTTTTGGTCGCGCTCTTTGTCTACTTGTGGTGCAAGCGGCTTGATGTCGCCGATACTGTCCTTGAAGATTGCTCCGAAACGCGAAACCAATTCGTCTGCTTGTTCCTTATCCTCCTTATCCAACTTAACCGTGTAGTCTTTGGCGTAGTTGTCAAAAGACTTGTGTAGGTCTTGTCGAATACCCTGCTTTGCCAAACCCAAAATGTTAGTCAGTTTTTCTTGACGTGACTTTTCATCTTTGAAAGCCTTCAGTTCGTCGAGTTGGTCTTGTACCTCCTTGGGAATCTTGTTAGGCTCTGGGTCTACCTTGGTAGGGATTTTCTTTTTCAACTCCTCGATTTGGTGTTTGAAATCGTTTTCTTTCGTTGCAAACTCCGTTGCCTTTGCAGCGGCCAAATCAGATGCACTTGAAAACGCCACGTTAAGATTAAACTTTAGTGACGCTACGATGTTTTCGTCGTTGATGTCCGCGTCGGGATTTGCCTTTTGGAAATGGTCTGCGAACTTGTCTCTAAATGCGTCTGAAAGAGTTGAAGTGGTGTACTGTTTCTCGGTACAATAGTCGTTTACTTTCTGTAAAACTTCCGCTTTTGTCATAGTTTTCTACTATTAAAATTAAACAATGTGTAGTTGTTTGGTGCAAAGAAAACAATAACAATACATACATTAAAGTAAATTAAACACTTTTTGGTAACAAAATGCGAAAAAGTTACGAACTTAATTCTATACAAGGTTCGTGCGATGGGAAAGTATAATTATCTTTGCAAAAAGAAATTTCTTATTTATAATAAATTTATACGAATTGTATGGCTCGTAAACGTAATGATATAGTTCTTGCACCGTTAGAGGATGGTAATCAAAAATACGCCATTCGTTCTAACGCAGACATCGTTTGCTTTACGGGCGGTACTGGCGGCGGTAAGTCGGTTGCTCTTTATTACGCGCCAATTATACATCTTGCAATGAATGATAACGCAAAGATAGTATGTTTTATGCGTAATATTAGCGATTTCTGGGGTGCAGGTAAGGTGAATGATACGCTAAAGAAAATGTACCCACTTATTGACCGTTCTGTAAAAAAGCAGCCACACGACCCAATAGGCGAAATTATCCGTAACGCTCAAGATATGGGTATGAAACTATATAACGGTAGTGAGTTAAAGTTTCAGCAGTTGGATAACGAGAACCCGATTGTTATTGATAAGATTGCGAAAGGTTTGCAGGCAAAGAAACTTATCTTTGACGAGTGCAATAAATTTATGTGGCGAACAATATCCACGTTCTTTCCGCGTTTGCGTAGTGATACCGAGGGTAAGGCACAAGTATTTCTTGCACAAAACCCCGAACGCGAATGTTTTATGCGTAAAATGTGCGGAAAAGGCGAACACGGTGGCGGTTGGATTAACGACGATGGTACGGTAGATAAGTCTATGGACGGCGTTGTTATGTATTTCTTTATGCCAAACGGTGATTATGAAAAAGCCACTTGGGGGCGCACAAAGCGCGAGGTTTACGAAAAAGCAAAAGAAGCGATAGACGAAAGGATTGCAACAGACCCCGATATGACTTACGAGGACTTTATTCTTTCAATGGTATTCTTTACATTTGATGTAAGGGATAACAAAAAGATGCTATCTAAGAACAAAGGTTATCGTGGTCTTGCTGCAAATAGTGCTACCGCAGCATCTGCTTATTCCGTTAATTGGAACTATTCTATTACCGACGAAGAAGAAGATGTCGAGGATTTGGTAAACGTACAGTTAAGCCAAATGGACGTTGAGAGAATGTTTCGCCCGTCAGATGTTCCAAGCGCAAGCACGTTGGTTATGCGCCGTATGACTATGGATATGGCGAGTACGGGTTTTGATAACTTGATATTCAAATATTGGGAGTTATGGTCGGGATATGGTTGGATTTGCCGTGATATACAATATTCGATGCACAACACCAACCGAGAAGCCGTTATTATGGCTATACAATTCCGTGATAAGCATAATCTACAAGAAAAAGAAATGATTCTTGATGTGCAAGGCTTTGGTTTCTTGCGCGATTGTTTCCCACGCGCCACATTGTTCAGTGGTGCTGGTAGTCCGTCTAATCGCGGTAAAATGCAGTTTAAGTCAATGAAAGACGAAGCAGGGCACGTTGCAATGGAAATGATACAAGCAGGACTTATTCATTACGAGCCTCGTCTTGCAAAAAGCCATTACAACCACAAGAATATGAAGCGCGAGGGTGGTACTACAATCTTGCGCCACATGATATTTGAAAGTAAAATATTCCAATTCCAAAAAACACCCAATTCACGATTGGAAATGCTACCAAAGGAAAAGATGAAATCCTTGCTAAAAGGAATGTCACCAGACCTTATGGATAATGTTATTCTCTTGTGTGGCGGCACAATATACGATTGCCACCGTATGTTACGCGATGATGCAGGCATTACAAGAAAACGTGTTCAAGCGGAAGATATGCTTGCTTTGTTAAGCGTAAACGGAGAAGAAGAGATAGATACAAGAATACACCGTGTAAGAAAGATACGGAACGCAAGCGAGGTTCTAAATATATTAAGTACTATATGATAAGACTACACGACATTCAATGGTTTTTGGAAGACCCGACACGTCTAACAAAGATGAAACCATTCACAAGAGGCGGTGTAATGGTTAAGCACGGCTACGAGGGACTTCCGATACAAAACAATACGTTTATTGATACGGGTTTTGCCGATTTGAACCTAAAGCCTATTTCGCAAGACACGTACATTACGGAATACCGCCCAGATTTACACCACATTATATTAAACAAATCTATTCCGCATATCAAGGTTAAGATTGACGGAACGCCGCTTGATTGTGGTATGATGGATATGACGCAAACGGCATCATTCCAAAAACTTATTCACTCGGCACACGTTCGTTCTTTGACCGCTAATCCGTTGTTGTTTAATCTCGGAAAAAGTGATACCGAGGGTGGTGGCGTAAATGCTTTTGAAACCGTCAAAGACGAGTGGAATACGCGCAATATGGATTGGTGGTTGGCGCAGGCAATCAACACTTGCAAGCAGTTGGGTAACTGTGGTCTTTTGTTCAATTACGACAAAGAGGAAGGCAAATACAGCGTTACTAACTTTAGTTACGAAGATGGCTACCAAATCATCCCCAATTACGACGAATACGGCTTTGAAATTGCACGTTCTCTTGCTTATCAAGTAGATAACAACCTTATCATTGATACATACGACAACACGAATCATTATCGTTGCATTAGAAACGTAGACGAAGATAGTGGTTCGCAATGGAAAATTATAAAAGAAAAACACGGTTTTAGTCGCTGCCCGTTGCTTATCAAGCGAGGTAAGGTTGCTTGGGAATACGCCGAAAGCACCATTGAAATGTGGGAACTTATGGCTAATATTCAAGATATTGCGCTTAAACGCTTCGGAACATTTGCCCTTGTGTTTACTGGTGAAATGGATGCACAATCGTTTAAGCGCGATTCAAGTACGCTTATTATCAATCTTTCAAGCGACACATCACAAGGAAAGCAAGATGCAAAGGTACTTGATTTCCCCGAACCGCAAACGATGGATAAGTACTTGAAAACGCTTGAAGAGAAGATTTCGCTTTTCAGTTCAACATCGTTTATTACGCCAAAGGATATAACCACAACAAATAGTGGCGGTAACGGTATTGCGCTTGCAATGTCAAACGACTATGCGTTGGCTACACAATCGGCACTTGATTGGCGTAAATTCGTAAATGATATGGTGTACTTGCATCAAGAAGGACTCGACCTTGAACAAAACGGCAGGGAAAAGTTCGGAAAACTGCATATTGGTGCAAAGATTATACCTTGGTCGTTGGAAACAAACAATACGAAGATTATAAACTTGCAAATGGAATCAAATTGGTTGTCGATGAAAACAATTATCGAACAATCACCCGACGCAGCACCCGACGAAATAGAAAGAATCATCGAAGAACGTGGTGCGTTGGTTATGAACGATAGCGCAAAAAACAGCGACACAACAAAGGCGTTGAACATTAGCAAGAACAATAGTAACGAAATTGTTGACAACGAAGCAAAGACAGGTTTGAACTCATAAAACTCTACGATTATGGATATGGAAATATACGGCATTATAAACACGGTTATAACACTAATACTTGGTGGTGGTTGGTTTATTGACCGTAGGGCTTTGAAACGCAAGGCCAATGGCGAAGCAAAGCAAGCAGAAGCGCAAGCCAACAAGGAGGCGCAAGAGTACTATAACAATACGCTTGCCGACGTGAATCGAACGTTAAACGATGTTCGTGCCGAACGCGACCAATTCAAAAGTGAACGCGACGAAGAACGCCGAGAAAACGAGGAAATGCGCAAGAAGTATATTGAACTCGATAACCGAATGAATCAAATGGATATTAACTACCGACGGGATATGGCAAAACTCGGAAGAAAAATTGGTGTTTTGTCCCCTTTCTTATGCGGTGTGGCAGGGTGCATACACCGCAAAAAAGTGAATATGATTGAGGATTTGGGTGACGAAGAAGAGGTAGTAGAAAACGATAACGAAAAATAAAAAAATAGTAACTATGGCATTGATATTAACAAAAGGCAGTAGAGGCGAGGCTGTTAAGCGAATACAAGCCGCCTTGCACTTGGCACAAGATGGTATCTTTGGTAGTGTCACCGAGGAAGCCGTTATTGCTTTCCAAAAGGCAAATGGTTTGAAAGCAGATGGCGTTGTTGGTGAAAACACTTGGGCAAAGTTAGTGCCGATGGAAACGACTTTGAAAACGTCTAAGCGCAATATAAACAAGATAATCGTTCATTGCACGGCAACGGTCGAAGGGCGCGAAACAACAGTAGAGGAAATCCGTCGTTGGCACAAGCAAAAGGGTTGGTCTGATATTGGCTATCATTATGTAGTGTACCTTGACGGCTCGATACACAACGGTCGTGATGTGAATATCATTGGTTCGCATTGCGAGGGGCAAAACGCAAATAGCATTGGCGTTGTGTATGTTGGTGGCGTTGATAAGAAAAACAAGCCCAAAGATACGCGCACCGAAAAGCAAAAGGACGCACTATTGAAACTTTTGAAAGACTTGCGACGTATTTATCCAAAAGCAAAGATTTACGGGCATTGCGACTTTTCAAAAAAGGCGTGTCCGTCGTTTGATGCAAAGAACGAGTACAAAAACATTTAACGTGCGATTATGGCAACAACAAACAACATATTACCGCCTATCGTTGGCACAATCATAAAGATTGCCGTTACTGCGAATCTCGGAAAGAATATTCACATGGTAGATGTGGATTTCAATTGCGTTGTGTTCAATAGGAATAACGGAGGTCAGCGTGGTTCTATAACCTTGCAAAAGGGCGATATGATTTACGTTGGCGATGACGAATATATTGCCGTAGTAGATACAACCGTTATCGGGCGTGGTGACTATTACATTAAGTTTAGTGCCGACGTGCCCGATTCCGATTGCACCGACGGAATACGAAAAGAAATCGTTGAAATCCCAACGGGAATAAGAGTTGACTTTAGATAGTTGTAGATATGAGTTGTATAAATGTAAGTGCATCGAGGGTAAGTGGTATATCTGCCGACGCATCAAGGGTTGGCGGTATATCGGTAAGTGTTGCCTTATATTGTGATGTTGGTAGCGGAAATTATTTGCGTGTAACACCCGTAGAAACACAATGGATAGACATTTACACATCTATTCAGTACAATATCAAATCTAACACGGATTGGATTATCGAATAAATAATAACTAAAAAACAAAAGAAATATGGCATACGCAGCGTGGTTAAATCCAAATAAAACATCTGGTTCTGGTAACGACACCGTTAGTATTTCGGCGTTGGCAGACAATACGGGCAGAAATGCTCGCACTACAAATGTCACATTTAAGGCGGCGAATTGCCCCGACGTAGTTCGTGCCGTTTCTCAACGTGGCAAACCCGAATTTGTTAGTATAGAATCGGCAAAGTCTGTGGCAAACAATGGTGTTGCTGCATTGACTATCACTGGTACAAGTAATTCGTCAAAACTAACGTTTTCGCTTGCAAGCGGCGGTACTCTTTCGCTTACATTGCCGTCAACGTACATCGCCAATAGTGTTCAAACAAACAATGGTGAAGCGATTGCTGGTGATGCAGGCGCAACGGCTGAGTTCGTTTTCTCGATTACGTTTACAAATATCCCTGCAAACACATCGGTTAGTGCATTAACTGCGCAACTAATTGTTACGGATAATGCAGGCAATGAATCTACTTGTACGATTACGCAGGCTGCTGGTGATGCTACGCTCGATGTTAGCCCGAACAGCCTCACTCTTGATTGGGATGCTTACACGCAGAGCAGTTCTGCTTCGTTCACTGTTACATCTAACACTAACTGGACGGTAGAGTAAGTATGACTACAACGATTCCTTGGAATGTCGGCGGCGGTAACATTACCTTGACCTATACGGGGCAGGGTAATGGTACTGTCGTTGTTACGTCTGATGACAACACTCTTGACGTACAACGTTCGCAAGTGATAACTGTAAAAACAACCGACAATAGTATCAGCCGAACGGTGACTGTTATTCAAGGTGCTGCACCGAACTTTAAGGATGCTGGCGGTAACTTTATCATTCTTGCGGATGGTAATGCAATGAACGTACTTAGTTAAAAACGAAAATTAAACAGAAGATTATATGTATAACGGAAATAAATACGGAGAAGAATACGATGCCGCTGCAAAACGAATAGTGCGCGACAACACATCTGGAAACAAAACAATTAGCGCGGCAGAACCCAATACTGTTTATTCGTTTGGAACAATAAGCGGTATCACTATAACGTCTTTTACCGCACCGACAACGTTTACAAAAATGGTTGGCAACGTAGAGACAACATTCTACCGTCGTGCTGAATACATTTTTGAGTTCACGCTTGCAGAACAAGTAGGGACAATCGCCTTTCCCGTTAGCGTTATATGGTCTAATGGAGAGCCAGATTGGATTGGAGGTCAACACTACGAAGTTTCCGTAATGTATTGTGCAGGAAACGGAAATTACTATGCTTTATGTAGCAATGGTGAAAGTAGTGGCGGTGGAAGCAATGTAACGCCGTTCTATACGCCGACCTTGCAAAGTGCTCCAACTTCGAGCACAACGACTTACGTAAAGAACGAGCAAACGATTGACTTTGTGTTGGGGCAATTCTGCCGCGTTGCAAATGCAAGCACAGAATCGGGTTACGACTTTTATCAACTGAACGACCTTTCGGTTACGGGGAATGTAACTACCGCTGCTTGGGAGAAAGTTGTCGTTGAATCGGAAAAAGAAAACGTCACAGAGATAGTAGCACCCGTAAACCAAACAGACGCGACAGAACCAATCACTACGCTCAGTTGTGATGTCGGAAAGATGTATCGCATTGACGTTGCTGTTGAAACGTTGGCAATAACGCTTCCTGCAATCAGTGATGCAACAACGGCAAAGAATGTTGTGTTGTATCTAACTGGAGGTACTACACCTGCAATTACGATTAGTTCTACCGCCCCAAGCGGAGGTGTTGCTCCGTCGGTGTACTATCAAAATGGTTACGAAATAGAAAGTGGCAAAACCTATGAGATAAACTGCCTTTGGAACGGTGCTTCTTGGATTGTTGCCGCTATCGAAATCAATGTAAACTAAATAATCACTGGTATGGGAATAGTAATAAATAGACGTAGGGTTTCGACTCGCCCGATAGATTATAGCAAGCAATACTTGACTATCGAGGTAATTGAAAGCGGTACAATTTCGTTTAGAATTAACGAAAATGTAACTACCGACTACGTTACAAGTGTGTCTTATTCGATAGATAACGGGGTAACGTGGGTGACAACACCCAATACCAATTCAACAATCACCATAACCACACCAACAATTCCTGCTGGCGGTAAGGTGTTGTGGAAGGGCGTCGCCACACGATATTCTATTGATAACACTTATTACAGTAGATTTATTGGTAATGTTGATTTTAATGTCAGCGGAAACGCTATGTCAATGCTTTACGGGGATAACTTTATAGGGCAAACAACATTGACTGAAGAATTTGCACTTGGCAATTTGTTTAGGCAAAGCACCAATGTTATAAGTGCCCGTAACATGGTACTTCCTGCAACTACATTGACACAGGATTGTTATCGTGCTATGTTCTACCTTGCTACGAATCTTACAATAGCACCAGTCTTGCCTGCACTAACACTTGCAAATAGATGCTACAACTGGATGTTTACGAATTGTGCTTCGCTCAACTACGTTAAGGCAATGTTTACGACGACTCCAAGTAAAGATTACACAAGTACTTGGCTGCGTGGCGTTGCCGCAAATGGCACATTCGTAAAGAATAGTGCTGCAACATGGAATGTAACAGGAGAAACAGGAATACCAGAGGGGTGGACGGTTGAAACGGCAGATAAATAAAAAAAAATAAAACTATATAATTATGAAACAATATTATAACGCAAATACAAACGAATGGTACGTTGAAGGAACTGCTATAACGCGCATTGTTGATGGTGGTGTTTTTAGTGGTATTCCAAATGTAGCACTTTTAACGTCGTGGGGTTTTGAGGAATGGGTAGAGCCTACACCAACACCTGCTCAACAACTGAAACGCGCTAAAGCCGAAAAAATATCGTCGTTATTGGATTACGACAATTCCGATTCCGTAAATAGTTTTTCTATCGGCGGTATGTCGATGTGGCTTACTCGCGAAGAAAGAACGCAGATAGGCGAATCGGTTAGTGCTTACGAAGCGGCTGGTATAAGCCAAATGACGAAATATTTCAACGGCACGCCATATACGTTTGCTTTGGTTCAATGGCGCGAAATGCTTAACGCATTGATTGTTTACGCAAGCGAGGCTTTGAACGTAACGGAACGGCATAAAGCAAACATAAATGCTTTGGAAACTATCGAGGCGGTAGAAGCGTATGACTACGAACAAGGCTATCCGCAAAAATTAGTATTTGCAATTCAATAAACAATCGTAGGAATTATGAGTGAAAGACGTAGAATTATGATGTCTGGCAAAAGCGCAAAGGATTTCAGCACCGAATACCTTACGTTTAGGGCGTTGGAAGATACTACTTTTGCGCTTTCAACCAACGACGTGTACTATTCCTTGGATAATGGTACTACGTGGACTTTACTAACAGCAGGAACGTCCACACCTACCATCCTCGCAGGGCATACTATCAAGTGGAAAGGTGAACTTACGCCAGCAACGGCATCTGGTATTGGCACGTTTTCATCGACAGGCATTTTTGATGCAACTGGCAATGTTATGTCGCTGCTTTACGGAGACAACTTTGAAGGAGAAGATGACTTGACTGGTAAAACGTGGTGCTTTGGGTATCTGTTTAGCAACTCAAAGATTGCCAACGCAAGAAATCTTATACTTCCTGCAATGACACTATCGGCAGACTGCTACCGATATATGTTTTTTAATTGTTGGTCGTTGGTAGGCCCTCCACAACTTCCAGCGTACACTCTACCAGAAGAATGTTATGCTGATATGTTCCGAGGATGCACATCGTTGGTATATGCGCCTAATCGAGTTGGCTATCTTGGAGTCGGTCAATATAGTTGCCTGCGAATGTTTCTTGGCTGCACATCATTGACACAAGCACCACTTCTTCCTTCTACAAATGTGCATAGATACAGTTACTCAAGAATGTTTGAAGGTTGTACGTCACTAACGATTGCGCCCGTACTTCCTGCAAAAAAATTATCGTATCGTTCTTACGAAAACATGTTCAACGGATGCACTTCTTTGTCTTACTTAGATGCCCAATTCCTTTATTACAACGACGGCACGGATTCAAATGGAAATTGGCTTGCAGGAATTTCGACAACTGGTATTTTTGTAAAAAGCAGTTATTCTGATATAGAAGATTCTTTTTATAGAGTACCAGAAAATTGGACTATTGTTGTAAGAAATCCAAACATAGTACAAATGCCTCAAGGGTACACGCAGGTGGAATATATTGCGTCAACACAAAATGGCGCACAGTGGATAAACCTAAATTTGCAAATGTGGAACAATGCGCCAATATCATACGAAGTGGATATGCAAGTAAACTTAGTAGGCAAAGGTGCTGACAATAATAATCAATGTGTACTTTTGGGGGCTAACGAAGAGGTAAGTCCATACAACGGCTTTGTTATTCGCAAAACAAGTAACGCAAACAAAGTCGAGCAAGACAAGAACCCACAAGTCTCAAATTACGGAAACACAAATACAATGATATGGATAAGACAAGTTCAGCGCAACCTCGAAGTGCCAACCCACAACAGAACGACAACACTATTCTGTGGACTTGATAGTAGTTCTGTTCCATTTCGCTTTTCAGAATCGAGGATTTACTATTGCCGAATTAAAAGCAATAGTGATAAATATGTGCGAAATCTCATTCCTTGTATTCGGAATAGTGACAACAAAGCAGGGCTTTACGACCTTGTAAACAATGTGTTCTATACCAATAGCGGTAGCGGCGATGATTTTATTTACAATCCCTTATCTAACAACAATTAAACAATAAGAATATGGCTAAACAATGGATTAAAAACGGCAAATTTTGGGACGGCAAAAGTGTTGTAATAGACAATATGCGTATATGGAATCCAACCGACGAGCAAATGATTTCGTTGGGTTATTCCTTGTACGTTGCGCCACAACCGAGCGAAGCGGCTTTGCTACGTTCGGCAAAATACAATAAGATTCGTCAGATTAACGATTACAACAACAGTACAAACGTGAATAAATTCACCATCAACGGTAAAGATATGTGGCTTGATGTTGAAGAGCGTTTGCAGGTCGCAACGCAAATCAATGTCAACGAATCGGCAGGTCGTGAGACAATGACACGGTGGTACAATGGCGAGAGTTACACGTTTAGTATTGCACAGTGGAAGCAAATGTTGATTTTGCTTGAATTGTACGCAGGTGACGCACTAAACGTAAGTGAATCACACAAAGCCGCTGTTGAAGCATTGCAAACAATCGAAGAGGTTGAAGCATTTGATATAACGGCAGGCTATCCAAATATATTAAGTTTCTAACAAAAAACATTTACAATTATGGCACTTTTAACAATATTATCATTCGTGATTGCTTTTTTAGGCGTATTCATTTATTCGTACAAAAACAAAGAACTACCAAAAAGCGTTAGTTCTATGGTATATGAATTGTCAGACAAAAAGCGGTGGCTGTGGACGGCTTGGATATGGTCTATCTTTGGTTTGCTTATGCCGCCTATGCTTGAAAGAACCAACGGTAGTGATTGGCAATTCCTATGCTTCCTAATGACCGCTTGTTTTGTGTTTTGCGGCGCATATCCGCTTGTAAACAAGGAAAAGAATCTTGCGCACTATTTGTTGGCTTATATCGGTGGTATTATATGCTTCTTTGTTGTAAAATCAATTAACGCTTGGTTCTTGCTCACTTGGGGTATATGGGTATTCTATTCGTTCGCGTTGATGGCTTGGAATAAGAAACCTTGGGTGGTATGGCTTGGATGTATTACACTCGACAAAGAAGTGTTGCTTATCGAAGCCAATATGATGCTGTCATTGTATTTATGTGTACTATTTGGTTAAACAAAAAAGAAAGATAAGATTATGAAAAAGTATATTTCCATCGGACGTGTGTTTCGCTTCGCAATTTTGTTTATTTGGGCTTGCTTTGCTTTGGTGTGTTTTACATCGTGTAGAACAATAAAGCAAAACGAGAACACGTTAGATGAGCGTTATGTTATTACGATGCTTGAACGAATGGATTCTGTTATGCACAAAACTAACACCGTGGTTCAAGATACAACGTGGCGAGAAACCTTTGTAAAAGAACTGCAAAGCATCAAGGAACGCAACGACACAAGCCACACGCTTGTAGTAGATACGGCAGGTAACGTGATTAAGGAAACCACAATTATCTACAAGGAACGTGAGGTGATTAGCGAAAAAGAACAAAAAGAACGCGAATTGCTTATACACAAGATTGAAAAGATGGATTCTACTATGGCTATAATGCAAAAGCAGGTGGCACGTTCTGATTCTATATTGCACGAAAAAACGAAAGAAAAAGTCGTTGAAAAGAAAGTAGTACCAAAATGGTGCTATTATTCTTTGGCACTTTGCATAATATTCATTATCTTTGCAATCATAAAAGTTTATAAGAAAGTGATTTCTCATTAAAAACGAAAAGAAGAAGTATGGGTAATATTGGGTTTAATAGAATGTTTGCGATTCATAACGCGGACGGAACACCGTTTCACGACCTTGTTCTGAAAAAATCAACGGTTGATAGCGTTGTTATGTCGCTCGGTGATAAGATTACAGGCGATGTGTACTACAAGGATAACACGCTCGCTGTAACAATGCAAGAATACATTGAATACAAGCGCAATCCAGACGACGAAAATGAAGATGCTGTTAAGTACGTTCTTGTCAATCCACCTACAGTTGTACGCGAGGGAATGGCTTCGGATAACAGCGAAATAAAGGGTATGACAAGATACTCTTTCGTGTTCTATCATCCTATGTGTGCGTTGAGCAACTTTCCCTTTTCCGATGTGGCGGTTAGCA